AGCATGTCGATTCGTACACTTCAGCCGCACAGAGCTAAGGGAGGTTGAGACATGGCTATTAATCGTGCAGATATTGCCAAGCAACTTCTTCCCGGTCTAAATGCAATTTTCGGTCTGGAGTATGCAGCCGTTGATGAAGAGGATCGTCCTCTTTTTGATATGGAAAATTCTGATCGAGCGTTTGAGGAAGAAGTGCTTATGACTGGCTTTGGCGCAGCCCCAACTAAAGCTGAAGGTGCAGCAGTTGTTTATGATACCGCTCAGGAATCATGGACTGCTCGCTATACCGCTGAGACTGTTGCTCTTGCTTTTGCCGTTACGGAAGAAGCGATGGAAGACAATCTCTATGACACGTTCTCTAAAGTACGTGCCCGTGCCCTTGCTCGTGCAATGGCTCAGACCAAGCAGGTCAAGGCAGCTAACGTGTACAACAATGGTTTCACTGCTGGCTATGTCGGTGGCGATGGTGTCGTGCTGTTCTCAGCCGCCCATCCAACTGTCGGCGATGGCAATCAGTCAAACCTAGAGACTGCTGCTGATCTAGCAGAAGGCACTCTCGAAACTGCTATCATCAATACTCATAAGATTAAGGATGATCGTGGTATCTTCATCGGTGCTTCACCAGTCTCACTTCATGTTGCCCCAGATGGTCAGTTTGATGCTGATCGTATTCTGGCATCTCCCGGTAGGTCCAACACAGATTTGAACGACATCAACGCCGTTCGTAATCTGGGCCTTGTTCCAAATGGTTACTTTGTCAACCGTCGTTTCACCGACGCAGACGCATGGTTCCTGCGGAACGACTGTCCAAATGGTACAAAGATGTTCATGAGAGCGCCTCTGGCCACGAAGATGGAACCAGACTTTGACACCGGCAACCTTCGCTTCAAGGCCCGTGAGCGTTATAGCTTCGGCTGGAGTGACTGGCGTCAGTGGAGAGGTAACAAGGGCGTCTAATATTCTATTAGATAATACCTTGTAGTTTGAGATCGGGGGGAATTCAGTTGGAGTTCCCCCCTTTCTTATTCTATAATTAGGTACTTTACGGGGTATTCCCCATATCAAGAAGGACAGTGATTATGCCAACTAATGTAAAAGCGTATTATGTTACCGCCTCAACAACCTTGACTGATGCAGGAGGAAGACTGCGTGGTTTAAATATTGTTGGGAATGGGACAGCAGCTTTAGGAAAAGTAACTCTTAGAGAAGGAGGCCAGACAGATGGAAATATTGTTATGGAAGCTCCTACAATGACTAACGGAAGCAATGATATTTTTGTTCCAGAAAGCGGTATTCGTTTTAACGATGGTCTCTATATCAGTGTTCCAACATCTGTTCATGCCACAGTTTTAGTCGGTTAAATCTGATGGCTAAGATGCCCAGTCTATCAGTAAAACGTGGAGAAAAGCTTTCAACATCAAAGGGAGCAGGTCTTACAAAGAAGGGTGTTCAGAAATATCGGAGAGCTAATCCGGGATCGAAGTTACAAACTGCTGTTACAGAAAAGAAACCTAGCGCATCGAGAGCAAAAAGACGTAAGAGTTATTGTGCAAGATCAAAAGGTCAGATGAAGATGCACAATATAAACTGCTCTAAGACACCTAAGAAAAGAATTTGTGCAGCAAGAAGAAGATGGAGATGTAAATGAAGGTTACAGTTGTTATCGAAAATGGGCATGATTCTGATTGTTCTTGTGAAGAGTGTGCGCCTGAAGAGTATGGTGAACAAGAGATTGCAGTTACCTGTCCGGTAGCAACACATGATGGTGTCATGAATAATACAAATAAACAGGTAGCTATTCATGAACATGATTATGGTCCTTCAACAGATCCTGATAAAAAATGTGGTAACTGTGGTTACTTTAATCAGACTCTTAACATGCTTGATTGTATTGAAGAGGGTATGGAAGTTAACGAGATTTTAGATAAAACTAAAAATCCTGAATTGGGTTATTGCCAGCTATTTCATTTTATTTGTTCTTCCAAAAATGTTTGTAGTTCGTGGATGAAGGGCGGACCTATTGTTAACATGGTAGAAGAAGATGATGAGGAAGAATATATTGGCCGGAGATTTATCTAATGGCTATCTCCAGAGGGATGATTAAAAAACAATTAGTTTCTGGGAAAAAGAAAAAGCCGTCTTATAAAAAAGGCGGGTCTGTTTCCCGTGTGAATGAAGCAGGTAATTATACGAAACCGGGGATGCGAAAGAAACTTTTTGAAAAAATTAAAGCTGGAAACAAGGGCGGTAGCTCAGGTCAGTGGTCCGCACGGAAAGCGCAAATGCTAGCCAGAGAATATAAAAAACAAGGTGGGGGTTATAAGTAATGCCCCTTAAAAAATCTCAAAGAAGTTTAAAGAACTGGACTAATCAGAACTGGCGTACAAAATCTGGTAAGCCTTCTACACAGGGTCCGAAAGCAACAGGGGAAAGATACCTTCCTGAGAAAGCTATTAAGTCTCTTAGTCCATCTGAGTATGCTGCAACTACTCGGGCAAAGAGGAAAGGAACAAAAGCAGGGAAACAAGTGGTAAAACAACCAAAGCGTATTGCAGCAAAAACAGCTAGGTTTAGAAAGGCATAATCATGGGAACATCAGGCACTACTACATTTAATATGGATATTGATCAGATTATTGATGAGGCCCTAGATATGATTGGGGGCGAGGCTGATCTAGGTAAAGAACCAAAGTCTGCTCGCCGTAGTTTAAATTTAATTCTTGCGGACTGGCAGAATAGAGGAATCCTTCTATGGAAGACAGGGTTGGGCACACAGACTGTNACNGAAGGCACNGCTACCTATACNCTTGATCAGTCAATCATAGATATCACGGAGGCGACTGTCCGGCGTGATGGTAATGATATTGAACTTACTCGTATCTCCATGGAAGAATATGAAGAGCTTCCTAACAAGGATGCTTCAGGACGCCCTATTGAATATGCTGTTCATAGACAAAGAGACGACATTACAGTTTATCTCTGGCCTACCCCAGAAAATTCCACGGATGTTTTCCGATTTTGGAATGTGAGTAGATACGAAGACTTTACCAAGTCTGTGGATGATGCGGATGTTCCCTTTCGTTTTCTCCCCTGTTTAATTTATGGCTTGGCCTATCATATGGGTATAAAAAGACCCGGTGTCCCCGGAGATCGTATCTCATTTCTAAAAGGTGTCTATGAAGAAGCATTGCAAAACGCAATGGAAGAAGATAGGGAGAGAGCTTCTTTCCGTGCAGTGCCTCGTTTGAGAGTTGTATAGATGGGTTGGAAAAAATCTCCATGGTTTATTAGTGATCAGTCAGGCTTTAGGTGGCCCTATGATCAAAGGGTAAAGGAAAGCACAGGCGCTGTTGTTCATATTTCTGAATCTGATGGTGCTTTTAATTTAAAAGACCATCCCCAGAATAAAGCACCCAGAATTGGACCACGTAGAATTTTGAGGGATGCCAGACCTGAAGTTTCGGTTGCGCCTAATTCAAGAACATGGAATCCTTCAATGACCACATTTGTTTCAAATCTTAACCAAGTGGTATATTTAAGTAATGTCACTGGTACAGTTCAATGTGGTACTGTAACTATTAGGAGTTAAAATAACAATGGCTATCTCACAAGGAATGTGCATCTCATTTAAGAAACAAGTTCTTCTTGGTGATCAGGACTTTGATGCTAACACATTCAAACTTGCTCTTTTTACAAGTGCTGCTTCACTCAGCAGCGGTACCACAGCTTACAGCACTTCAGCAGAAGTTAGTGGTACGGGATACACAGCAGGGGGTAATACTCTTAGTATTGTAACAGTAGCCACAGATGGTTCTGTTGCAATTGTTGATGTTAGTAACACTCAGTGGACATCAGCCTCTTTTACTACAAGAGGTGGGCTAATTTATAACTCATCTAAATCTGATTCAGCCGTTGCTGTTTTAGATTTTGGTGGTAATAAGCAAGTGGAAAATGGTACATTTACGATTCAATTCCCAGTTGCGGCGGCCAGTACAGCCATCATTCGTCTTGTATAAAAAGGGAGTCCGAGCATGGCTCTCGTTGTCAAAGACAGAGTAAAACAACAGACAACAACAACGGGCACTGGCACGATTACGCTGAGTGGTTCCTATGATGGTTTTGATACGTTTGCCCAGATTGGCAATACCAATACAACTTATTATGTGATTACGGATGATGGAACAGGTGACTGGGAAGTAGGTCTTGGTACTTATACTTCATCAGGAACCACGCTATCCCGTGACACAATCCTAGCATCATCTAATAGTGGATCTGCGGTAAATCTGGGCGCAGGGACCAAGGTTGTCTTCTGCGGGTATCCTGCCGGTAAATCTGTCTATCTTGATGCATCAGGCAACATCGGAGTTGCCGGGACTGTATCAGCCACCAACATCACTGGTGCCACGGTTACCGCAACATCNAACATCCATACCCCGGCNCTGTCGGCTACAAACATCACAGCCGGTACTGTAACTGCTACCTCAATTCATACCCCGTCCCTATCTGTGACNAACTTCACAGCAGCTACGGTGACGGCTACATCAAATATCCATACGCCGTCTCTTTCAGCGACAAATATTACTGCGGCAACGATCACAGCGACTACCAAGATTCATACCGCAGCTTTATCAGCTACAAATATTACAGCAGGTTCTGTAACGGCTACGTCAATTCATACCCCTTCTCTGTCCGTGACAGACTTTATTGCAGCTACAATTACTGCAACATCTAAGATACACACCCCGGCTCTTTCTGTTACCACACTATCCGCAACAAATATCGCAGCAGGGTCTGTGACGGCCACTTCGATTCATACCCCGTCCTTGTCTGTGACGAACTTTACAGCAGCGACTGTGACTGCCACCTCGAACATCCATACACCTGCGTTGTCCGCTACAAATATCACCGCAGCCACAATCACTGCCACGACAAAGATTCATACGGCTGCTCTATCTGCGACCAACATTACCGCAGGAACTGTGACAGCGACCTCAATCCATACTCCGTCACTCTCCGTGACGAACTTCATCGCTGCTACAATAACGGCAACGTCAAACATCCATACGCCAACTTTGTCAGCTACGAACATTACAGCGGGTACTGTGACGGCCACGTCAATCCATACACCCACGCTTTCTGTTACGAACTTCACAGC